CCTATGCGTGGTTCTATGGTAGAAGCTAAACAAACATCTAAACCTATAGCAGGTAATAGAAGAACAGATATCGCAGCTAAACCTACTGCAGGTAGAATGACTGCTGCGGATATGTTTGAGAAGAGAAAGAAAGATAAGAACAAAGCAATGATTCGTAAAATGAAACCTTTAAGGATTCAATAGTGAAACAGTTATTAATTATACTAGCTTTATTTACAACAGTAGCAATATTTACTGATGCTAAGGCAGGAGACTCAAATACTGTAAGTTCTACGGTAGTTACAAACAATACGCCACCTACGGCTTCAAGTCCATCCGTGGTTGTAAATAACAGTGATATATGTAAGTCGGCCTATAGCGGAGCAATTCAAACCCAAGTATTAGGTATTAGTTCAGGGGTTACAGTAAGAGACATGAATTGTGAAATGATTAAATTAGCAAGGTCACTTTACTCCATGAATATGCGTGTGGCTGCAGTCAGTACCTTGTGTGCAGACTATCGTATTTTTGATGCAATGTGGATGTCTGCAACTTATTGTCCGTTTATGGGAGCTATAGGTGAAGACGCAAAGAAGGGGTGGGAAACTCACAGACATTTAGTTCCTGCCGGTAGTAAAGTATTTTTATCTATAGAACAAGCAGAGTTAGAACAAGAAAAGGCCACACAAGAAATATTTAAATTAGAACAAGAAGAACAAAAAAAATTAGAAGAAGATAAACAAGCATTACTTAGAGAACTAGATGCAGGAATAAATAATGATAATAAAGTTAGTGCAGCAGCTATTCTTAGTGGTCTGGCTTTCCTTCTGTTACTCTAGTTTAAAAGCAGATTGTACAAATACCACAATAGGTTTATGTACACCGGGGACCGAAGAAGTCATTGTTGAAACCATTACGGAAGAAACAACGCAAGATGGAACTGGCATTACAACTATTACTACCACTGTTACTGATATTACTACTACTACTATTAGTAATCAAGACTCAGGTGATATATTAGACGGAAGTAATGGTTATGTGTCATCTAATAAAGAAGGTGACATGGATACAGACTGGGGTGGTCAAGGTCCTGCTAATATGCCTACAGGTTCTAATTGTTATGAGTTAGGCACAGATAGGTGCGCACAGATTACTGGTAGTGGTAATTCTACATCTTCAATGGGTGTGTCTGGCATGGGTACAACATTTATACAAACTGTAGATATAAGTGATTTAACTATTGACAAAGGTGGCCAAGTGGTGTATACTATAAGTGTAGATAAACGAGACCCTCAAGATAGAATCTACATGCACATTACAGGTCGTAATGGTAACACTTCAGTATTTAGCGGAACAGATATATTATCTGAAACAGGTGTTACAAGTGGATATCAACAATACACAGGTAATTTTGACTTTGCAGGAAGTTTAAATAGATTAGTCGTAGAGGTTGGTGGTAGAGATATTAATCTTGCAATAGGTCCACTATTTGATGATGTTAGTATAAACGTATTATACAATGTTGTCAACACAATAGTTACTCAAGAAATAACTACAGTGGAAATGTTTGTAGCATTAAATACAGATGTACCTACAGAAATAATAGATGTAGTAGAAACTATATTTGAGTTTAATGAACCTATACAAGATGCTCCTGTTTTTACATTAGAACCTGTCAATGAAACTGTAGAAGATTTTTCTTATGAAACTATAGAAGTAGAGTTAGAGGTAGATTTTGATATAGAAATAGAAATGCCAGAGGTAGAAGTAAATGTTGAACCAGAAACAGAACAACCAACTATGGATACATCGGAATCTACAAACGAAGAACCTGTTGTGGAAGCTGATACTGATAGTGAACAAAATGAACCAACAGAAGAAGTTGAACAAACAAAACCCGATAGCGAAGCTATTGAAGAATCCACTATGGAAGATGAGAGTAGTGATGAGCAAGAAAGTGTACAACAGAAAGAAAAACAAGAACCTGCTCAAGAACCTATAGAAAAACCAAAGCAAGAAGAGAAACAAAAAGCTGCTACAAAGATTATTAAGAAGATGGGTGACAAAGGCAGATACGAAGCAAACAATCAAATAAAAACTTTAATAGTAATGCAAGTATTAGCAAACAGTAAAAGTTTTTTTGTAGATACACAGTTATCTGAAATACAAGGTTTCTTTACAGATGTAGAATTACCTGATACAGAATTATCAGATAATAATATTGCTAATTATTTTATGACAATAGATAGTGATAATACATTTAATCAGATAGTAGATAGTCAATATAATAGATAGGAGATATATGGCAGAAATAGAATACAAGGGAGTAAAAGTAGGTGGCTCAAAGCTACTACTTATAGTTCCATTATTAGGTACACTTATTGGTGGCCTATGGGGAGGCTTTGAAGTGCTACAAAGATATAAATCTATGGAGCAAAAAATAAATTCTTTTGTAAGTCCGGACCTATCTGACTATGATAAAAGAATAGAACTAATACAACAAGAGGTTACTATGTTACAAAGTGAATTATCTATGATATTAGAAGAAGTAAATCTAGTGGCTGATGTTGCAAAAGAATTGAAGAACGACCTTAAAGGGGATGTCCGCAGAATTGAAACTATTGTAGAAGATGTAGAGACCAGAGTTAAAGAAGACTCTAGAACTAATGAAAGAGAATTAAAAGAATTAGTTAAATCAATAGAAGAAGATATGGCTAATCTTGAAGAAGAGGTACAGGAAACTATACAAAAAACTTTAGCTAATCCATTAGCAGGGATGAAATAATGAAAATAGATTTAAAAGTAATATTACCATACATAGTTATCATAGCTAGTTTAGCTATGACTTGGGGCATGTGGTCAGAAAGACTAGAAGCCGTAGAAAAAAAAGCAGATGCAGTTGCACAGATGCAACAAGACATTGCTATAATTAAAGAAAAAATTATGTGGATGGAATCTTATTTAATAGGAGATAATTAATGGCAATAGACATTAGAACAGGCAGTATGGGTCAAGCCGACAATACAAACGCAGATATAAGTAGAATAGGATTACAAGTACTAAGAGATTTTTATAATCCAACTACAGGAAAATATTTTCGTTCACCAAACACAGCAGTAGCACCACCTTCTGGATTTGTTCCTATTGAGCAATCCGAAAAAACACAAGCTGATGCTGATGCTTTTTTTTCTAAATTACGACAAGACCAAAAAGATGCAGGATTAGAACTAAAACCTATCCCAACACCTACACCCATAAATCCTCCTTTTATGCCTACTCTACCCATGCCAACCCCACAGCCTACACTAACAGACCCATCACAATTTGCACAAGCACAAGTTGGTGCTGCAGTTAGACAACCTACACTCCCAGAAGGTGGAGCCGTTCTACCTAATCTTGCACTACAAACCGTAGTACCTAATCAATTACAAACAACACCCGGACTTCAAGGAACAGTAGCAGCAGCTACTCCCACAGCTACACCTGCTCCTATGATACAGGGTGCAACAGTTCCTAGTGCTACACAAGTTGCACAGACTACAGCACCTGCAGCCAATACTTATGATTATACTGCAGCAACTACAGCAGGACAACTTCCACAAGCCACAGCAGCACAAGGTACAGTAACACAACCAATGGTAGCAGCACAAGAAGATTTAACTGCTTTACCACCAGAAGCTACTGTACAAGGACAACTAGCTAACATATCACAATCAATTACAGATGCAGTTAATCAAGGTACAGCTTTACCTGCATTTGCACAAGGAGCTAAAAGATTAGTAGACTCAGCAATGCAACAAAGAGGACTAGGTGCTTCTAGTATTGCAGCAGAAGCTTTAGCACAAGGGATTATATCAGCTTCTATTCCTATTGCACAACAAGATGCAGCATTTTATAAAGATGCAATCTTTGCAAACTTAAATAATAGACAACAAGCTGCATTAACAAATGCTAATGCTTATCTACAAATGGATATGGCTAATCTTAATAATACTCAACAAACAAGTTTAGCTAATTTACAAATAAGACAACAATCTTTATTCTCAGACCAAGCTGCTACAAACGCAGCATTGCAGTTTAATTCTCAGAGTCAAGCACAGACTGACCAATTCTTTTCTAATTTAAATACATCTGTTAGAACAGCTAACGCACAAAGAACAGACGCAATGAATCAATATGCAACAGCAGAACAAAATAAAATAGCTGCACAAAATGCACAAAATGAATTAGCAGTTAATGAAGCAGATTCACAAAGAGAAGCAGCTATCAATCAATTTAATTCACAGTTAGAAGACCAAAGACAAAGATTCAATGTAGAAAATCAAAGAGTTATTGACCAATCAAATGTAACTTGGAGAAGACAACTTAATACTGCAAACACTGCAGCTATTAATGCAGCTAATCAAACAGATGCACAAAACTTATTACAGATATCTAACTTTGCATTATCTTCTTTATGGCAACAATGGAGAGATGAGGCATCTTGGGTAAATACATCATCTGAAAATAATAAAGATAGAGCACACAATATTGCTATGGCTGCATTAGAAAGAGAAACAACAATGGCTTTATATGATGAAGAAAGTAAAGCTGCACTTAATGGATTAATAGGTAGATTAGGTTTAGAAATATTTGAGAGTATATTATAGGAGTAAATATGGATATATCAACATTAACACAATTAATATCTGTAGGTAAAGAGTTTTTAGGTGGTGGAGATTCTGGTGATGATACACCTAAACCAAGAGACTACAGAGTAGATTTTGACCAATATAAAATGGGAGTAGATAGTTATGGATTTGCAGATAGTCAAGCTTTAGCAGAACCGGGTCAAGCTGCAATGATACAACAAGTGTCTTATAAACAGACACAACAATTTTGGGATAACTATTTAAGAGACTACATGGGAGATGTGTAATGGCAGAAAGAACAACAAATCCATTTGATTCACCAGTTCCGGGTCAATCTTTAACAGATACACCTAGAAACTATCCGTGGGAACATACACCACAATTTGCTACAGTAGAGGATGCATCAATGCAGATATGGGAAGGTTTACACTCAGATGCTGCAATGGAAAAAGTTATTATATTATTAGAGGCAGGATTAACTGTAGAAGAAATAGTTAAAGTAATTATATTCGCAGGATTTGTAGAAGGTAAGTTTAATCCTGATGTAGGATTATTACTAACACCTATTGTTGCAAAAATGGTTATGGCCATAGGTAAAAAAGCAGGTGTTGAAAAAATAAAATTAGGAAAACCTAAACCAGATGAAACAAAACAATTAATTAGAACAGTAATTAGAATGTCACCCAAAGAACAAGATGAAATGAAAGAAGTAGAAGAAGATACACCTACTACAGGATTAATGGGTAAACCTAAAGAGGAGGAAAAATAATGGGATTATTAAGTTCAAGAACTTTTAGACAAGTAGCAACTGGATTTTTAGGTGGTATTGAAGATAAACGAGAAGAAATGAGAGATAGAATTGACACTTATAGAGAAAGAGCAGTCAATAAAAAAAATGAAATACAAAAAAAATATAATGAATATTTTGATGAAGAGAAAGCAAATATTAATGCATTTAAAACAATAGCTACTGCAGCAGGAGAGGATTATTTACCTGCCTTAAATAGTTTTGTTGGCACAGACCCTACTAGATTAGCTATATTTGATAGAATGTCTCCAGATGATATTAGAACAGAATTAGATAAATATAAAGATGCTACTCCTGCAGATACAGGATTTATACAAGCAAGACAAGAAAAATTAAAACTAAAAGAAGAAGAATTAAATCAAAATTTACAAGACCAAGTAGGTTTATTTAAAGGGACTTCTTCAATATTTACAAGAGACATAGAAAGAAGAGGCGAAAAAGAAATAAAAACAGAAGCAGGTACTCTTGAATCACAAAGACTAAGAGGAGACTTTACTGCCGGTGCAGGACTAGGTATAAAAACAAATTTAAAATTATCTGAAGTGCAAAATAACTATCAAATTTATGATAACTATTTTACTGATGAAATAATGGGTGGAGTAAAGACAGGTAAAAGAATTATAAATCCACAGTTCCAAGCTAATGTATCACAAATAGATGAACAAGCAGATAGATTAATTGATAATGGATTTGGTGGCACAAGAATAGAAGCTATTGCAGAAATTATAGAAATGATGAATAATCCTTCCTACAGAGGAGCTAATTTACAATTCTTAAATAATGCTACTGATGGTTCACCTATATTATTAGATACCGAAGAGGCTTTTAGTCTTGCTATTGAAAAAAGAGACATTAAAACAATGGAAGCGTTAATTAAAGATTTAGAAACTAGAAATAGACCTGATGAAGTAGAATTATATACAAGTAGACTTGAAAAGTTTAAAGAAGATGAAAAGAATTTAACTGCAGAAAAAGTAAAACAAAGAGCGTTAGAAGAAGGTGGGGATGATACAGAGTCCGATAAGATTATAGATTTTCAATTAGACAAACCTAAATTTAAACAAGAATATAAAGATATACTATCTTTTAGTGAATATAACTCTTTATCAGAAGATAAAGTTAGAGAGATTTATAAACTAATAGAGGAAGGAAAATATACAAAACCTAAAAAAGAAGAACCTAAAGAAGAGGAAAAGAGACCATTAACTACGGAAGGTCTAAGTGAATCAGACGCAGCCATAGTTGATAAAATAAATACAGCATTAGGATTCTAATATGTCCATAGCAAAAGATTATTTAAGAGAGTCTGACAAGACTCTTGAAACAGAAGAAAAAAAATTTAGAACTACATCTATAGCTAAATCCTACATCCAAGATGCAGGAGGTGGTCCCACCATTTCTATCAATTCCCAAAAGAAAAAAACAAAAGAAGAAGATGGACTCATAGAAAATATGGAGTCAGTTGACCCACCGGAGGTTAACAATGCATATTCTTTTGCTTTTGGTTTAGGATTAAAAGATACTTACAGAGGCGGTAAACAAATACTTGGTATAGATAAGGCTCAAATGAAAGCCAATCAACAAAAATTAAATGAGTTAATGCGTGGTCCTAACGGTGGATGGGTAACTGCAGCTTACTTTGCAGGTGCTATATTAGACCCTGCAGGATGGTTAATACCTTTTGGTAAAGCAAAAAATATTTATTCTATGGCAAAAACTGGAGTAGTATCAGGTGCTATTGCAGGTGCTACAGGATATGTAGATGAAGAATCATTTATAGATTCAAGAGGAAAACAAGCTCTTCTTGGTGCTGTAGGTGGTGGCATAGTTGCTCCTGCAATGGGAGGTCTAAAAAATTTAGGTGTTAAGATTACTGGCAAAGGTAATATAATACCTTTAGGTAGAAAATTAACTAAACAACAAATGATGGATAGAGGTGCTTCTACTGTGCAAATATCTGGAGTATCTAAAACAGGTAAATCAAAAGGTGAAGCACCAGTCGAAACAACGGGTCCTGAAACTTTAGTAATACAAAAAGATGCAGATATAGCAGATGAAGGCAAAAGTATTTTTGATGCAGTAAAAGATTTATTTAATAAAAAAGTAAATAAAATAACTTATCCTAATGTTAAAGCAGTACATGATATACCTAAACCTACATCAAGAGGTCCTAAGTTTTTTTTAAGTAGATTAATAAATGGTTATCAAAATAGTTATGAAAAACATATAGGTAAAAGATTATTAAAAGGAATTAAAACAGGAGAAGGTGGCTCTGCATTTGCAGGAGGACTTTTAGGTTTTGCAGGTGATTATGATATAGAGGATGATTATAAAGCACCGTCTTTAGCGACAAGATTTGCACAAGCTTTTACTGGTGCAGCGTTGGGATATGGTGGTATAAAATTTTTAAAAAGTAAAACTGCTAAAGAATTAAATTTAGTTAGAAGAACTAAACTAGGTGAAAAGGGTGAAGAAGTAGAATTTGTAGAAACATATCCTGAACTATTTGCTAGGTGGTTTGTAGATAGAGCAGGTTTACCTAAAAATTATAGAAAATTTCAAATAGACGCACAAGGATTAGAATATAGTTTAGCAGGTGAAATGGTTAAAATGGCAAAACTTGCAGAAAAATTAACTCCTGATGAAAATGCTTTACTATATAATATATTATCAGGTGATGTTTCAGCAAAAGTTGCACCTAGAACTATAGTTAGAATGGCCGCAAAAACTAGAGGCATGATAAAAAGAATGACTCAAAGGTATATTGACTTAGGTATAATATCTGAACAACAAGCAAAGTTAAATGAAGGTAAGTATCTAATGAGAATATATAAAGATTTAGAAAAAGCTAGAGAGGAAGTAGGTAAAATAAAAGGACCTGTAAATGTAGGATATAAAAAAATAGGCGATGAATTAAGAGGCAGAGGATTTTTTAAAGATTATACAGTAAAAGAATATTTAGAAACTAGAAGATTTCAAAAAAATATTATTGATGAAGTAGTTGACCCAAACCATAGAGGTTGGGATTTACCTCCTGATGTTATACTAAAAAATAACAAACTATATAAAGTTGGTGAGGATGGTTCTGAAACTTTAATGAAGAACAAAGATATGGTGTCTTTACGTTGGGAATATTCTAAACCTGAAAGAAAATGGATGGGTGAAGTAGAAAATGCTGCTATAGCTATGGAATACACAGGATTAATACAAGCCAGAACTATAGCTAAATATCAATTCTTTACTGATGTGGCATCTAAATTTGGTAAAACAAAAAAAGAAATAGAAGGATTTAAAATAGCTAATGCTAAAGATGTAGCAGGGCCTTCGCCATTATTAGACGAACAATATATACAAATACCTAAAACAAAAATAGAAGGTAAAAATATTTTTAGATATGGTAAATTAGCAGGTAAATATGTACCGGCAAGTATTTGGAAAGATATTGCAGGTATGGGAAAATATCAAGATATTTCTTCTAATGCTTTATGGGCTAAATATAAAAAATTAAATAGTATTTGGAAAGTTTCTAAAACTGCATGGAATCCAACTGTGCATGTTAATAATATTTTTGGTAACGTAATACTATCAGACTTAGCAGATGTCCCACTAAGAGGTTTACCTGCAGCATGGAAAGCATTAAGAGACAACGCAAATGGAACAGGTAAAAATTCTGACATAGTAGAACTTGCAAAAAGAATGGGTGTTATGGATGCTGATTTTATACAACAAGAATCTAGAAAATTTAGATTTGAAGATATGGAAAGAATATTTACAACAAAAGCAAATGAAAGTGAGTGGAATAATTCTATAGGTATTGCTAAAAATATTTATAATGCCGTAAAAAAGAATATTAAAGAAAATAAAATTACAGGAACTTTAGAAGAATGGTATAGAGTAGAAGACCATGTATTTAGATTAAATGCATTTATGCATAGAATTAAAATGGGTGACAGTTATGAAGATGCTGCTTTATTTGCTAGAAAACAATTTATAGATTATGATATAGACGCACCTGCAATTAATTTTTTAAGAAATAGTGTAACACCGTTTTTATCCTTTACATATAGAATGATTCCCATACTAGCAGAGTCGGCAGTAATGCGACCAACAAAATATGCAAAATATGCAGCGTTAGGATATGCTTTAACTAACTTAGAGGGATATATAGGTGGTGAAGAAGCAAAAGTAGAAAGAGCATTATTACCTGATTATGAAGCAGGTAATATTTTAGATTTACCTTTTATGCCTAAAAGAACCATAAGAATACCTTTAAAAGACCAAAATGGTAGACCTAAATTTTTAAATATTAGTAGATTATTTCCGGGTGGTGATGTGTTAAGCTTTGAAGGTAAAAGAGGTGTTCCCTTTTTACCAGAACCACTACAGCCTTCTTTTGGTATAGTCGGTGATGCAGTTCAATCAATGATAGGATTTGATTTATTTAGAGGACAAAAGGATATCAGAAGAGGTGATGGTGGACCAATAGAAGAAACACTAGAGGCATTAGATATGTTTGCTAGAAAATTAATTCCTAACTTTCCTTATGTGCCGGGTTCATTTTCTACTAAAAAATTAGAACGAGCATTAAAACAAGAAGAATCACCATATCGTGTTCCACAGTCAGAGGGTGAAGCTTTGCTTAATTCTTTTGGTATAAAAATAAGTAATAAAAGTATAGAAACATTAGCAAGGTCTAGAAAAATAGAATTTGATAGACAAATCAGAAAACAAAAAGCTAAAATAAAACAAGCTGTTAAAAAATTTGATGAAGGTTCTATAGATGAAGACGAATACATAAAACAAGTAGGAAAGATTATGGAAAATATAAATAAAATACAAATGACTTTTTTCGGTAGATTAGCCGGAGTGGACCCCTATGGATTTAGGTGGTTCGATAAATTATCAGACGGGGAGGAAAAATAATGGGTGGATTACCAGTAGAAATGATTACAATGTTAGGCTCTAGTTTACTAGGTGGATTTATGTCCATATGGGGCCAAAGCATTAAAGCAAAACAAGAAGAACAAAAGATGTTATTAGCTAGAGCAGAGTCTCAAATGTCTTTTATAGAAAAAGCTAGAACATATGACAACAAAGGTTTCCAGTGGACCAGAAGAATTATTGCATTGACTGCAGTTTTTTTTATTATAGCTTGGCCCAAGTTAGTGCCGGTGTTATTCAACACTCCAGTTATACTGACATGGACAGAGTTTACTCAAGGGTTCTTATTCTTAATAGAGAAGAAAGAAGTATTAATGGACAAAGAGTTTTTAGGTTTAGTGATAACACCACTAGATACTCATCTAATGTCAGCGATAGTAGGTCTTTACTTTGGTGGAAGTCTAGTAAAAAAATAATGAGAGATTCTAGATTAATATCTAAGACTTATGATAAAGAAGAAAAGAAAGGTCCGGATATAGATATCAAAGTTAAAGAAATACCTCAAATTAAAAATGATTTAAAAACTTTAAAAGAAGATGAGGGATTTAAAAATTCTATTTATGATGATTCCACCGGCACAGTTATAAAAGACAAAAAAGCTGTTATAGAAAATGACGGAAGAATTGTTTATTCTGACGGAACTAGAGGTGGTTTTGCTACTATCGGATATGGTCACAAAATTACACCAGACGATAACTATAAAATAGGAACTATGTATTCTGAATCTGATTTAGAAAATCAACTTATAAAAGATTATATAAGTAAAAGAAATATAATAAGAAATTCTATCATAAATAGTGGAAAAAATCCAGATGATATACCAGAAAATGTAAAGTCAATATTAATTAGAAATTCTTTTTGGGGTGTATCAAAAAGTTCTTTTCCCATGTATTTTGATAGTATGTTAAATCAAGAATATAAAAACGCAGCAGATAATTTAAAATTTACAGACCCAAACAAAGGAGACAGTGGAGGTTATACTAATATATATAGTAATAAAGATTTAAGACCTAGAACTGAAAGAGTTATGCAAGAGATAGTTAACCTATTTAATAACTAACCCATACCATTAACAAATCGAGTTACCTTTTTATTTAATTCATCTATTTCATGTACACAATATTCTATTAGAGAAGCTATGTTGTGTGTATAAGGATATTCTCTTATATTAATACCCTCTACTTCAAACGACTCACCATTTAATTTCTTTCTACCTTTTTTTAAATAGCGAGGGTTCTTTTCGTTGTATTCGTTTAGTTCTTTTATGAAGTCTTTTGGTTTAATAAAAGAGTAATCTATTTGGATATCACTATCTCGATTGAGATTAACAGAGTAATTAATTAGGTTTGCTACAAAATCAAACTTTCTTTGTTTCTTGTTTTTGTCCGGATTCATTTGATGTTTCCTGTAATTGTGCTAGGCCTGTAATTAATGTATGCACTTCACCATAGGGTCTAGTAAACATATATTTAATTACATTTTGTAGCAACTCACTACTTATCAAGTAATTTTTCATGTGCTTTTTTCTCCTTATTTAATTGTATATCTCTTAACTCTTCTGTAATTATTGTAGATAAGCTCTTCC